ACTAATACCGCATCCGCGCCGACAGCGCAAGATGTCGCTGATCTGATCGATTATCTCGGACAAGTCGGCAGCATGGTCGAATCTTCGATCCATATTTCCACCGCCCGCGCCATGAAGGAAAGAATTGACGATCTTGAATCGGTCAGGATCGCCTTAGGCGCTACAATAATCGAATTGGCGGAAGAATTGGATAAGTGTGTCGAGGACGACGGATGAACGTCCACGCTCCCGCGACGCCCGGCGAGGCGCTCCCATGCTCGATAGAAGCGGAGCAAGCCGTCCTCGGCGCTATCCTCATGAACCAAGCCGCGCTCGGCGCCGTTAGCGATGTTGTCGAGCCGAAGCATTTTTCCGAGGCGATGCACGCTACCATTTTCCAATCGGCGCTTGATCTCTCCGCCGCCGGCGCAGTGGTGTCGTTAATCTCGATCGGGTCGCAACTGGCGAGCGTGGATCTTCCCGATGGCGCGCCCCCGTGGCGGGCTTATCTCGCACACCTGGCGGCGGAAGCAACGCCAATCATCAACGCACGCGACTACGCCGTCATGATTGTTGACGCATGGGCTCGCCGCGAGGTTATTGGCTTGGCCGGATCGGTCTGCGATTTGTTGCGCGCGCCCGGCCCAGCGCGGCTTGAGGAAGCGTTTAACGGGCTCGACGCAGGGTTGATACGCCTCCGCAACGAAGTCGCGCGGGGGGGCGTCGAGAGCGAACGCTCAAGCCTCGCGGATGGCCTCGGCGAGGTCATTAAGGACGCGATTGCGGTCAAGGACGGTTCGGCGCGCGCGATCCCTTCAACCGGATTCGTCGATCTAGACCGTATCGTGGGCGGCGGCTATCGGCCTGGCCGTCTTTTCGTCATTGCCGGCAACACCGGCATGGGGAAGACCATCGCTCTCGTCGCCAGCGCGCGCCGCGTGGCCAGGGTTCGTCCGGATCGGCCTCAGTTTGGCGTCGAAGTCTACAGCTTGGAGATCGACCGCAAGGAATTCGCTGCGCGCTGCGCGGCCAACGCGCTGGCCACGTCGGTTGACCCTATCCCCTACAGCGACATTCTCGCGGGAGGGTTGACCGATGATCAACTCTACAGGCTGGGGACCGTCGAAGATAAGTTCCGCGAATTCTCGCTTGATTTGGACGCCACGCCTGGCCTGTCGATCGAGCAAATCGAATCGCGCGCCAAGCGGACAAAGCAGCGGCTTGAACGCGAAGGAAAGACGCTTGATGTCGTCTTTATCGACTATCTGCAAATCATGGGATTTGGTGACCGCTATAAGGGCCGCAAGGTCGATGAGGTGGGAGAGGTCACCAAGAGCGCCAAGAACATGGCCAAGCGCCTCGGCGTCTGCGTCGTGCTTCTATCTCAGCTTTCCAGGGCCAATCAAGCCCGCGACGACAAGCGGCCAATCCTTTCCGATTTGCGGGACTCAGGGTCTATTGAGCAGGACGCGGACGTGGTGATTGGTTTGCATCGCCCGGCCTATTATGATGCGCGCGACCCTAAGGTTTTAAGAGGCGAGGCCGAGGCATGCGCTTTGGCGGCGTCGCGCGTCAACGATTTGGAGATGATAGCTCTGAAGAACCGTTTGGGGCCGACGATGCCGGTGCATCTCTATTGCGACGTGGCGCGATCGTTTATCGACAATGGAGGAAGACGATGAGCGGAGAAGAAAACTTAGCAAATTCAGTAAGTGATTGGATTCTTTCGGAGACCGCCTTATCGTATCCGATTGAATCATTTAATCCACATAAGTGGGGATCTCCCATTGAAAGGTTATTTCATCATGCAATAATGTTCTCATGCCAGCTAGGCGTCTCGTGGTTTGAGATAACATTTGATGAACCAACTGATATTCAAAAATTAAAAATTGAAACACAGGCATTGGTTCTCGATTGGCCAGTTGACTTTTTGCTAACGGTCAAGAGCGAATATGGTCTCGTTTCACGGCTCGTCATTGAATGTGATGGCCACGAATTTCACGAAAGAACAAAAGAACAGGCGAAGCGCGATAGATCACGAGACAGGCGTCTGCAAGATGCGGGTCTTACGGTTTATCGTTTTACAGGATCGGAGATTTATCGAAATTCCTTCGGATGCGCGCGTCAAGCTCTAAAATGGGCTGAAGGCGCTGCGTTTAAAAAATCGAGGGAATGAGAAAATGGCCGGGATGACCTGGAGCAAATTCTACTGGTCGGACTGGTTTTCGGAACCATGCTTGCGCGCGTGCTCTTTAGCGGCTCGCGGCCTTTGGATGGACATGCTCTGCATCGCGGCAGCTCATGACCCGATCGGCTATGTATCTATCAATGGGAGAGCGCTTACCGCCGACGACATCGCAAGAATGGCCGGTGTCGGACTACCGGAAGGGCAGGCCTTGTTGAGTGAACTAGAACGAAACGGTGTGTTTTCCCGCGACCGCTACGGCACAATCTTTTCCAGAAGGCTCGTGAAAGACGAAAAAAAGGCAAAAATCGCTCGCAAAAACGGAAAGAACGGAGGAAACCCAACTCTCGGAAAACAAAAGGGTTCTAGCCCGTCGGTTAACCCCCCGGATAAGCCACCGGATAAGGGTAGGGTTAACACCCAAGAGCCAAGAGCCAGAAACCAGAAGAAAGAAACTGATAGTCCGTCATCAGTCAGTCCTACGCCCCGAGAGCGGGATGGACCGACCGACGATGAGATTTTTCGACAGCTCGGAGAAGCTGCCGCTGGCAACGTGGCGGAAACGGCGTTCATTCGTCCAATCCTTGATTTAATATCAATGGGTTGCGACTTTGAAACGCACATTCTGCCAGTGGTTAGGGCGAGCGTTCCTAAGCTGAAAACCCCTTTGAAAAGCTGGGGTTGCGCGTGGTTGAGGGACGAAATAATCAGTCGAGCGAAGACGATTCAGAAGGTTCCGCCGCCGGAAAATCAAAGGAAAATAAAACTTCACGGCGGATGCGAATGGACCGAGGAAAACTTGCGGTTTGGCATCGAACGCTGGAAAAACAACCCGAAAACCTGGTTCGGAAACATTTGGGGCCCGCCGCCAGATCGGAGCGAAGTCATCCGTAAATTCGCGGAAGATAACGATATTTCACTCGAACACGTCGAGGAAAGCGCATGACCACCCACCGCGAAACCGCCCACAAATCCGGCCGCTACAGCCACGCCGGCGGCCTCGCCAGCATCGACCTCCCGAGGGAAGGCAAGCGCGCTGGCGGCAAGATCGAGGTTGTCCACGGCGTCGCGCCGGACCCGTATTTCGCCAAGGACGGCGAGCGCCGAGGGCGGGGGAAGTTCGAGGTCTTGGGCCAGCGCCAGCAGCGGGTGGCGATCAACCGCAAGGCCGACGCGATTGAGCTTGAGCTGAGTTACGGCAGGATTAGCCAAGCGGCGGCTGATGCGGCGAGGGCTTACCAGAGGGTCGTAGAATCGTCTAGGAAGGCCGCTGGTGCGTCAAACTGGGAGCAGGGTAGTGGTGGTGGCGACCACGACGCGGCGATAGCCAGCAGGCTCGACAGGGCAGCTGTGCTGGTTGAGTGGATGGCGAGCGTTTGTCGCATCGTCGGACCTTGGAGAGCGCTGATCGTTGGCTTGGCTGTCGATGATCGAATGATGATAGGCGAAATATCCCATCGTCTTGGTGGTCGAGGCTGGAGAGCCCGCGCCAAGGTCGCGGGTGATTTTCGATCGGCGCTGGAGGAAATATCCGAGGAATGGGAACGGCGTGGATTTCCAACCGCTTGACACGGTGCCGAAATCGTGGTCAAAACACTAATCGTCGCTTCGCGCGCTTGGAGCGTGGCGAAAATCAAAAAATCAACCAACCCATTGAAAATAATCAAGTGAGAAATCAAGTTGGCTCATGGCGGAAGTCGTCCTAACGCGGGCCGTAAAAAGGGCGCGCTAACCAAAAGATCACGGCAATCCGTAGAAAAAGTCATGGCCAACAGCCGACTTCCGTTGGAAGTCATGATTGAAGCCATGAATGCCGCCTACGATAAGAAGGATTTGGCCGCAGCTCACGCATTCGCCAAGGACGCCGCGCCTTACATCCATCCGCGCCTCGCGGCCGTCGCGCATAGCGGAACCGTCAACATAGCCCCGAGCGAGGTCGATGACGCAAAGCTGCTCGATATCGCCTTCGGAAGCGGCGCGCGAATTGCTCCGCCGACGATCGATACGAAGGTCACTCACTGAGTTTTGCCGTTCGTGCGGCTTTGAGCCGGCCGCGCATCATCAGCTTATCATCGAGGGCCTAGAGGGAATCGTTCGCGGCGATTATGACCGCCTCGGCATATTCCTTCCGCCAGGCTCGGCAAAGAGCACCTACGCCAGCGTTTTGTTCCCGCCGTGGTATCTGGCGCAGCGGCCAGATGCTTGCATGATAGGAGCGTCTCACACGCAGGAACTGGCCGAGAAGTGGGGCAGGCGCGTTCGCAATCTCGTGACCGCCAATTCACTGATTTTGAACCTTGGCGTCGCGGACGATAACAGCGCGGCGGGCCGATGGGAAACGACGGCGGGCGGTGAATATCTCGCGGCGGGCATCGGCGGCGGCATTTCGGGCCGGCGCGCTGACTTGGCTATAATCGACGACCCATTGAGGTCACGCGAGGACGCTGACAGTTCGAAGGTTCGCGACAAGCAGTGGGATTGGTGGCGGTTCGATCTTCAACCGCGTCTAAAGCCCAACGCTGGCGTGATTTTAATACAGACTCGCTGGCACCAAGCGGACCTCGCCGGGAAAATCCTTGAGGAAGAGGGCGACCGCTGGCGCATCATCAAGCTTCCGATGGAAGCCAACAGCGCCGATGATCCGCTAGGGCGCGCGTTGGGCGAGCCGCTGTGGCCAGAGTGGTTCAACGACCAGATGCGGGCGGACGCGAAGCGCGACAGCCGGGTTTGGTCCGCGCTCTACCAGCAAGAGCCGGTTCCGGACACAGGGGATTATTTCAAGGCTGAATGGCTTATCCCGGTCGAGAAGACGCCGCCGCGCGACAGCCTGCGCATATACATGGGCAGCGATTATGCCGTTACCTCAAACGGCGGCGACTACACGGTCCACGCGGTCCTTGGCCTCGATGCCGACGGCGACCCGTGGTTGCTCGACATTTGGCGCAAGCAGGCGTCTTCGGATGTCTGGGTTGAGGCGTTTTGCGATTTGGTCAAGAAATGGCGGCCAATGGCGGCGGCTGAGGAAACCGGCCAGATCAAGAGCGGCGTCGGGCCGTTCCTCGAACGCGAGATGCGAGAGCGAAAGGCCTACACGGCGCGCGAGCAATTTCCGACAAAGGGCGATAAGGCGGTTAGGGCTCAGTCGTTCCGAGGCTTAATCGCTACGCGCGGGCTGCGCATTCCGGTCGCGGCGTCGTGGCGCGCCGAGGTCGAGGCAGAGATGTTGCATTTCCCGGCCGGCGTTCACGATGACGTTTGCGACGCGCTGGGCCTCATAGGCCAGTTGCTCGACCAGATGTTGGACGGCCCGACCAAGACGAAGCCGGAAGAGAAGCGCCGCGACGACTACCGCGAGAGCCGGGCTGAGTTCGACAGCGCACTTGATCCGATGACGCTTTAGAAGTGGTCTCTCGCCCATACTGTAAATATAACGTCTAGCAAAAACAGAATGAAATAAGCAAGCACGATACCTGCGGCGATTTCGATGATGATCATGGCTTCCCCTCTTTCCGTCGTCTAAACCGCGTCCTTCGGCTCATTCCGAGCGCAACCCAAGGCCGGGTCGCTTCCAAGGTGGACGCGGCTTCTCCAAGTCTAGGCCGTCCACGTTTGCGAACCACATTTGACACCGGCGCGCTGCTTTGTGTCTCTCGATCATCTCTGCGTTCATCGTCGTTTCTATCTGTCGCCAGCGATACTTCTCCGGGTTGTCGATCGTGTCGCGATATAGCTTCCTCTCCGCATCGTGCAGGAATTTCGGCGGCATGGTTTGGGTCATCCTCGGGTTCAACAGCCATCCCCGTTAATAGTGCCAAACACGCGCCAACGCAAGACAAGGAACCAACGATGCTCAAGAAACTCGCCCTAGCCCTTGCCGCCGCGCTGTTCACCACCGCTGCGTCGGCCCAGACCGTTGTGCTCGACCAGCAGCCATCACCGTCGCCGACGCAAAACACCGTCTCGGAACTGATGACGCAAAGCTACGCGGTCAGTGGCGGCACGCTCTACATCAGCACGTTGGCTCAGTCTCGCCAGAACGGCGGCAACGGCCAGCCGCAGGCGGTCTCATCGGTTTTCGTTCCCACGGGCGCGGGTGGCGGATTGGTTCGCTATCTCGCCCTGACGAACGCGAAGTCGGACTTGGGCGTTCCAATGACCGCGACGCCAGGCACGCCATCTGGAACGGTTGGCGTCACGCGCACGGCGGGTTCCGTCCTCGTTCTGACGGGCGAGGCGACCTCCGGCGCGGCGAACAAGACCGACAAGGCGCTTTTTGAGCTTGACCTCGCGGACACCTATATCGCCGGCGCGAACATCGCGGTCACGGTCAATTGCAACTATTCGGGCACGGTCGTCACCACCGCCGGCACGACAATGACGGTAGCGGCCTATACCGAGGTCAATGGCGTCGAGACGGCGATCGCTGGCATCACCGCCGCGCAGTTGATCCCAGCGACGGCAGGAAACCTTACGTTCACGATCCCCGGCACGGGCTTGGTTCCGGGCTCGCATATTGCGGTCGAACTTGTTATGCTGGTCACGTCGGCGAGCGGCGCGGTCACGGGACAGATTAACAGCATGGCCCTAACAGATTGACCCACGCCTCTCGCGTCACCCTCCGCCTCCCGCGCCTCGAAGACTACCCCGCCTGGCGCGCGCTCCGCGAGGCGTCGGCGGCCTATCTGTCCAAGGTCGAGCCAGACTGGCGCGCGCCAATGGATCAAGAGAGCTTCGCACGTGAGGTCGAAGAGGTCGAGAAGGCCGCACGCGAGGGACGCGGCGCGTCACTGCTCATCTGCCGCCCCAATGGCCAGCTTGTCGGCGGCGTCACGC